GAGATGGCTTCCCCGAGCTCGGTCGCGATCGTCTTGATCTGCTGCAGCGTGTTCGCGGTCTCGGTGATCTCCGGATTGATCCCTTTGAGGGACTCCTTCCCCTGCTCCAGCGTCGCGTTCATGATCGCCTGACGCTGCTCTGCGGCGGAGATGGCCCCGACCGCGATGTCGTTCGCTTTCGCGTACTCCTCGACCGCCTTCTTCGCGTCGATCAGGATGCCGTAGTGCTTCAGCATCCGGACGTTCCCGCGGCCGATCGCCTCGGTCATCCCCTTGAACGTCTCCTCGACGCTTTCGCCGGTCAGGGCTGCAGCCTTCCGGGAGAGTTCCAGGATCTCGGGAAGCCGCTGGGCGCTCTGGCCCATCTCCACGATCGCCTTGTTGGCGATCTGCATCAGGGTCGTGTCGTCGATCAGACCGCCGGCGGCCTTATGGAGCCCGTCGATCAGGGCGCCGGTCGCGATCCCCGCCTGCTTCGTCATGACGTCAAACTGCTGATTGACCTGCTCAATATGCTCGGCTGCTTCGGACATCGAGAGCGAGGCCTTCAGCGCGAGGACCGCGGCTCCGACGATGCCAGCGACCACGGCGACCTCGCCCAGCGTCGCCTTCAGCGCCTCGCCCTGCCCGATCATGTCCGCGATCTTCTCGATCGCCTCGTTCCCCTTCTCCAGGAACTCTTTCGCGTCGAGGTCTAGGGCGAACTCAATCGTATCAGCCACTGAAGTGCCTTAATCCCGCGAAGATCGCGCGGACCGCTTTCTGACCCTGGGGATCCGAGAACGCCAGGCCGGTCTGCTTCGGGACTTCCGGCTTCCCGATCCGTCGACTCTTCGGCATCCGGCTGGAGTGCTGCTCGCGGATCTTCTCGTAGTAGGTCACGTCGCAGCCCGCGACCATGGCGATATCCACGAGCTCCGTCATCTTCCGGGCGTAGATCTCCGAGCAGGCGCGGCGCATCGCGAAGAACCGGGAGGCTGGCATCCGGAGGACATCGTCCAGCTTCCATCCGTAAAACTCGCAGACCTCTCCGAGCAGGATCGGAGCGTCGATCGCGTGTCTCCGGGCTAGTGAACTAGACCCTTTTTTTTTTCCTTCTCGGACAGGAGATCCTTCTTCACGCGCCCGGAGACCTGGTCCAGGATCTCGCCGTAGAGGGCGCCGGCCTGGACCATGGTCATTTTCTTCACCTGCTTTTCGCCGAGCGTATCGCTGACCGCAGAGAACAGGGCGCCGTATCCGGCGACCAGGTCCTTCGGCTCGATCTTCTCCTGCTCCCGAAGCCTGTCCAGGTTCGCGAATGAGGCTGCGCATTTCAGATAGGTCTCCGTGTCGATCGCTCGAATGACATGGGTTTCCCCCTGGAAGCGGATCTTCCGCTCCTTCGTGATGATGGCGTCGAGATCGATGATCTCTTCGTCGCACGAGTCCGCAGGCTTCGTCCGGCGCAGGAGCCGGTCCAGGAGTTCAGATATAGTTCGCTCCGGTCGTCGGGATCGTGAAGAAGTCGCCTATGGCGAAGTCCGTCGATCCGTCGGTGATGTGGAAGGTGATCGGGCCTCCCGAGAACGTCGCCGAGCCGCCCGGAGTCCCGGGAAGATCGACCAGGCCGATCGGGCCCGAGATGGAGCCGGAGACGTAAAAGTTGCCTCCGTTCGCGCCGGCGGTTCCGACACAGGCCACGGTCAGGGTCTCGGTGATCGCCGCGAGGGTCGCGACCGCAGCGGTCACGGTCCCGTTGCCGACGTTCCCGCCGCCCACCACGACCGAACCGGCCACGGGGTTGATCGGGCCGATCGAGGGATCGCCGAAGACGAAGAACCGGGCTGGCGACTGGCTGAAGTCGGGCAGGATCCGCCAGACGATCTTCAGCGACTGCTGACCTTCGGGGGACATCGTGATCCCCGAGTCGGCGTGCGCCGCGGCCTTAAAAAACGTGTACTTATGCGCGACCGCTCCGAGGGCTTCGGAGAGAGGCTCGATCTCAAGTAAACCGGCGATGTCCTGGTCCTTCTGGCCGATGGCGCTCTGAAAGACGATGGACTTCGCAGGGCCCTGGGTCACTTCGAGGGCGTGCGGGAAGACCACCTTCCAATTGTCTTTATTCAGGACCTCCGCGAGTTCGGTCTCCACCGAGACCTCGATCCCGGAGACGCGCTGGTCCACGACCGTCTTCCCGAGCTGGTCCATGTGAAGCGCGGCCTTCATGTACTTCGCGACGATCTTCACGTTCTTCAGGGTCGCGCCCAGGTCCACCTTCGCGCCGCCAGGAGGGGTCCAGAAGATGCGCGCCGGGGTTAGCTCCAGGTTCTGAACATTCACGGTCGAGACTGAAGTACTCATCTTTTATCCCCTTCGGTTATGAGAAATTCTCGGCGTGATCGACGCTGAGTTCAAGAGCTATCTCTTTTCGGAAGCCCGCCCCAGCGGCGTTCTTATCATCCGACTTCGTCCAGGTCTGGGAGAACTCGCCCCCCGCGACCCGACAGAATATTTTAACGCGGTCAGCTATTCCGTCGTTATAAGTCGCCTCCATCTGGTCCAGGATGATCCGCAGCGCGGACTGATACCTGTAGACCTGATGGGTCAAGGCTTCCCGGTCGTCGATCGTCTCGACCACGCAGGAGCAGAGGACCGTGAAGACGTCCTGGATGTAGTTCTGGCCCTTCTGGGCTTTCTGGGTTTTGAAGTTCTTCGCGACCAGGAAGATCGCCGGGCAGGTGTAAACCTCCGCGTCACCGAAGATGAACAGAGGCTCCTGCGGGATCTGGTACGTCCCCTTCCCGTCGGGGAAGGCGTCGGAGACCTGCTGCAGCGCGGCCGGGAGACCCGCGGCGATCTTATCCGCGATCAACTGGATCATGACTGACGCGCCGTACTGACTCACTCTCCGGTCCCTCGCGGCTCGGTAAAGTAGTCCGTGATCATCTTCCGGACGGCGAGCATGGTATCGGACGAGAAGGTGATGAAGTTCCGCGCGACCATATTCCCGGTCCCGTCGTTCAGGAAGCGCCCATAGGGAACTCCGTACCGCACGATCAGGCCCTTCGGCGCGACGATCTTCTGGTAGTCCCCCCCGAACATCGGCTCCCCGCCCGCGGCGTGCGCGAGCCGTGAGGTCGCCGTGAGGATCAGCTTCCCTCCGCCAGGGAAAATGCTGAAGTCCCGAAGCTTCCGGAGGCGGTAGCTCTCGCGCTTCAGCGGCGCCCAGGCTGGGCCTTCAGACGCTCCCTGGGTCGCGAACCTGCGCTTTTGGCGGTCCAGCAGATAAGGAAGGATCTTCGCCTGCATGAAGGCCTGCTTCTCGCGGTCCCGCGACAGCATGACCCGTTGCCAGGCCTGCAGTGGGTTCGCCTTGAGGATCATTGTTTCGGCATCGGGTCCCTGACTTGCCCGGCGATCGAGAAGAATAGCGGCGACTCGTTCTGGTCGTTCCGCGTGTAAAGCTGCTTTCGGAGGCCTTCGGACTTCTTCTGGTAGTCCAGCGCCATGTCGCGATAAAGCTTCACGAAGGCGTCCATGTCCTGGGGGGGCTTTTCGAGCTGGTAAACGTCGTTCCAGTTCTCGATCCACCGGATGCACATCTTGTGGAGCGAGACCTGACCGGCGTAGTAAAGCGCGGCCGGACGAAGGCCCGCTTCGATCCCCGAGACGACGCCGGCGAGCCCGATCCAGTTCGCGGCCTCCGTCAGCGCGTTGTTCAGATCCGCGTCAGTCCACCACTGGGTATAGTAGGTCGCGCGGACCTCGCAGTTCTGGGGGATCAGGCCGGAGCTCGCCGGAGCGATCGTGAACTCCCCGACATCGGGATCGTCGGACGCGAACGCCGTGTATGGGAGCCGGGTCGTGATCCCGGACGCCGTGACGTAGACGCCCTCGGGAGCCGTCGTTCCGGACGCCGAGAAGTCGGTGACCCGGTGGAACTCCAGGGTCTTAAAGGTCAGGTTCCCGCCGGCCACGCGGCCCAGGCACTGCTTCCGATACCGAAGGCGATCAGTGTCCTGATCGGAGAGAAGGACTCGGAGTTCAGCGAGCGGGTTGGACCACACTGTCAAGCCTCCTCTGGACGTCTTTCACATCCTCTTCCGGCGCGACGTAGGTGTACCGGATCCCGACCTTCGCCAGCGCCGCCAGCTTCAGGTCGCAGAGGCGGACCGCGTCCTCGGTCTGCGGCTCGTCGAACATGAGGGCCCCGCCCTTCGCGTAGGGATAAACCCGGTCGCAGTGCCACATCTTCACGTCCTCGGGGAACGCGGCGCGGAGGGCTTCCAGGTATGGGTTCAGCTCGTGGAAGAAGTCGCCGGCGACCTTCGTGGCGATGTCCGACTCCACTTTAACTTTTCGGCTGATCTGCGCGTCCTCGCGCGCGCCTGCGGGGGGATCGACGTGATCGTTCCCGTCCTCGAAGGACTTCTTCGGCGCGGTCTTCGCGCCCTTCTTCCCTGCCTTGACTGCTTCGGTATGCATGGACATGAGACCCCTCGAATGGAGTCGGGGGGCCCGTTAGGAGATGGACAGACCTCCGGGCCCCCCGACACTTTTCAGATCAGATCAGACGGAGCCGTCGTTCCCCTGGTAGAGGAACCGAGGATCGATGAAGTCGGCGTTGCCGCGCATCGAAGCCTTGAACCGCATGATGTCCCGATCAAAGGACTGACCGGAGTTCGGCGCTTCCTGCTCCACGAGGACAGGCGAGCGAAGCTGCATGATGAAGCCTCGGCCTTTCTTCGTGAGGTACCAGGCGTTCGAGTCGCCGTCGCAGGTCCCGTCGTTCTTGAACATGAACTGGGAGACCGTGAGGTCCAGAGCTCCCTGCATCACGTTCGTTCCGAAGGGGCCGGTCCCGGTGCCGGGCGAGGTCGCCGGAGCCTGGGGATTGAACGCCGAATGGAGGATCAACTTCGCGTTGAACTCGTTCGCGGTCCCCACGACCAGGTGATCGGGCTTCGCCATCATGCGGATCCCCTGAAGGTTCTTCTGCCTTCCGAGGGTCGTCACGCCGAGCTGGACGTTGGGGCTGGTCAGAGCCGCGAGGGTCGTCGCTCGGGTGATGCCGCCGCCACGAAGCGGAGTCGCCGCGGGAGCCCACGGATAAACCGCTTCATAGTCCGGTTTCGTTTCAGAGGGCGGGATCTTCAGCGCGATATAGGTCATGTTCGCGACTGAAGCCAGCTTGGCGTAACAGAGCACTTCGGTCAGAAGACCGAGATACTCGCCGAGCATGGCTGCCTGCTGGGCGAAGGAGCCGGTCTGGTCATCTTCCAGGAGCTCCTTTTCCACGGCATAGATCGATCCGTACTTCCGGTTCTGGAGTTCCAGATCCAGAGCGGCCACGCCGACTTCCGGATAAACCATGGAGTTCCCGACTTCCCGAGGGAAGGCGACGCCATGGTTCGGGGCGTAGAGCTCGGTCCGGCGCTTCGAGGGCACCGAGAGGACCCACTCCTGCCACGAGGACTCGACCTTCTCGTACCACGCGGAAGCGATCTGCATCACCCCTGCGCGGACGAACTGGACGAGAGCCGACTCGGAGTCAGCTTCGTGGAACTTGGTCGCGATCTTGTTCCGGAGGCTCTCCCAGGAAAAACCCGGGTTCTCCACCGGGAATTTCGCGGGGTCCATGACATCGACCCCGTAACGGCCCTTCATCGCCTCGCGCATCCGGAGCATGTCCGGACTTTTCTGCAGCGCGTGCGATACGACCTTCTTATTATGCTCCTGCATCTTCACCGACGATAAGCGTAGTCCCATGGTCTTTGATCTCCTTAGAACGACACGACGTCGTTCGGGTACACGGCCCCGATCAGACATTCGATGTCAGGGGTTGAGGCGCCGGCCGTGAGGGTCGGGCCCTGATAAAGACCGATGCACGCCAGAGAGCCAGAGGTGACAGTCACCTTCCGGTTCGAGGCATCGTCGATCACGGGATAAACCCTGCACCCAGCGGTGAAGGTGTCCCCGGACTTCGGAACCAGCGCGAAGATCGAGCCGTACTCCGGGCCCGCGATCCCGCCGCCAGCGACCGCCGCATCGCACTGAGTGCCGATGTACGGAGGACGAAGCTTCCCGCTGACGACATCCACGGGGGAGACGCCCAGGAAGTTGGATCCCGTTTCGCCGCTCGCCGGCGTATTCGTGATCAACTGGGTGGAGGGGATGAAGTAAAGCAGATCCCCCTGGTTAAAGGACGTGGTGCCGTCGACGAAGGGACTCGCGTCGGCGATCAGGCTTCGCGTTGCGAGCTGCCTGCGTAACTGGTTTGAGCCTCTGGACATGGTTCAATTCTCCTGGTTCGGTTTGGGGTTCAGTCGACGACGCAGTCGGCCAGGCTTTCGCCTTCTCCGCTCGTGGCGCCGGCTTCGCTTTTCTCGTTCCCGAGCCCGAAGAGGTCATCATCCCCACTCTCATTCCGAGCGTGGTCATAGGCCTCTTTGAACAGGGACAGCTTCTCGTCGATCTCGGCGGACGTCTTCACTTTCGTTCCAAGCTTCTCCCGGAACTTCTTCGTGGCGGCGTTCGACAGGCCCGACTCTTTCAACTTCTTATCGAGATGCTTCTCCAGCGCGGACGCCGTGGCGCCGGCTTCGAACGCAGCCAGCTTCCCGGAGAGGCGAAGGATCTCGGCCTGGGCCTCTTCGAAGGTCTCGGGAGCCTTCGCGCGCTTCACGGGCTTCTCGGACTCCAGGGTCTTCGCGGGCTTCTTCGGTGGGGTCTCTTCGTCCTCGTCGTCGTCCTCGCCTTCGCCGTCCTTCTTCGCGGGAGGAGCGGCGCCTTCTTCGCCCTCTTCAGCTTCGGCCTTCGCCGCGGGCTTCTCGCCGCCCTTGTCTTCGGCGCCTTCCTTCCCTTCGCCAGCGCCGGCGCCAGCAGCGGTCGCGGTCTCGGCGATGTGGCTGGACATCTGGAGCGCGTGCTTCGCGCAGGTCATCGTGTCTTTCTCTTCGATCTTCCCGGCCTTCGCCATCTCCTTCGCGCGGGCCATGGCTTCCTTGCACTCGTTGTAGGCCTTCACTCCGGCCTCGGTCGGCTCGGAGCCAGCCTTGACCAGGCCGAGCTCGTCGAGGATCTGCATGATCAGTTCACGGTCCTGGTCCTCGTCGCCATGCTCGCCTGCGGCGTCGGCATCGACTTGATCTTCTGCGCCGGCTTCCTTCTTCGCGGCCTCGCGAACTTTGCCGGTCGTCTTCTTCACTTGCTTGATCACCTTCGCCATGTCCGCAGTCCTTTCGGTTTCGAGCAGGGCTTTGACTTTGCCGCCTGCTCCAGGGTTCGTGACGAGATCACAACTGACCGCGTCGGAAATTTCAGTCACATACTTAACGGTCGTCACGCCGGCGGCCTTCGCCTTATCGATCTTCGCCTGGGCCCCGGCTGGGATCTCGACCTCGGACTCCAGGTCCTCCAGGGACATCTCCTGGGCGTCCCCTGACGCGTTGATCGATAGCCCGATGAACTCAGCGTCAGGGTATTTCTGGGAATATTCAAGGGCATGTTGCATCAGGGAGCGCGCCCAGTCGTACTGCTTCCCGGGAAGGATCACGACGTCCGCCTCGATGCCCATGCGTCCGTCGCCTTCGGAGTCATCAATCTGCGGCTCGCAGTCCTCAAAATGTCCTAAGATATCGCGGACCGATCGCTCCGGCTGGTCCTCCTCGTCGGAGGCCTTCGGATGATCGGCAAAGATCTTCTTCCCTTCGAAGATGGGCGCCGCGTTCGTGATGGCGTCCCTCGAATAATAATACCTGTCTCCCAGGTTCCCCATGCCCTCGCGGATCAGGATGACCCGGAAGCGGCTGCCATCGGGATCGGGCTGCTCGCCTTCCTTGAACCGGAAGACGGTCCCCAGCTTCACCGCAGCCTCGTGGACCCGTGGAGCCTTCACCGCGGGTTTCTTCGCGACAGGCTTCGCACCGCCAGGAGCCGCTTCGCGCTTCACCGAGAGCTGGTCCGGAAGCCGAGAGACTCCCGCTCGCGTTCCTGCGATGTGAGTAGCGGCTGAGTCGGCCTGGCGGTGCGAAACTACTTTAGGGCGATGAGACATTTTCTCCTGAAGGTAACATGGACTTCGGCCTTGTAGGAAGTTTGGGGCTTCAGTTCCGATCTCCACTCCATCGCCGGGGAGTCCATGTTCAGGCCTTCACTGAGAAGAACCTGCTGGGACTTCTCGACCGTGTCGCACTCGTAGGTCTTCCCGTTGCTTTCGACGAAGTATCGGGTCTTCGTGATATAATATTTAATCGATCCGCTCGGACCGTTGTCGACGACCACGAAGGCATTGTCGCGGCGCTTCCGCCAGCGGCCCGGGTTCCGACAGAACTGCGCGAAGGTCGGGAGCCCGTAGGCTGCGGGATCCTCTTCCAGGTCCTGGAGGGTCGCTTCAGAAAAGTTTTTCACAGGTGCTGCGTCCTTCCGCGTTCGAGTCGGCGGTCTTCTCCCGTGACGCCCCGCTCCTTTGGCTCGGCGTCCGCTTCGTTCGCGCCCGCATCGACGTCCGACGAGCCCTTGGACTTAGAGCTACCCATTCCGCCGCCGCCCCCGAATGAGCCAGAAGATCCAAGAGGAGGGACAGACACCGGCTGGTCCTTCGCGATGTCCGCCTTTTCTTTCTCCCAGTCAAAGTCATCGACTCCCATCTCCTTCGCCGCGATCTTCGCGCATCTCTCCTGGGACATCCACTTTTGATCTTCGCAGAGCGCCAGGTCCTTCAGCTTCGCCGCGCGGTCCTGCGCCACGAGCTCAGGGAACGTAACATCGACCGTGTCGGTGATCCCGAAGATTTTAAAGAGACGCGTGCCCATGTCCTGAAGCATCGTCCGATAAACTTCGCGGCGGTTCTCCATCATCTTGATCACGGGTTCGGTCGCGGTCATCGCCGAAGCCTTCGTGGTCGCGCTCGAAAGATGCGTCCCGAACCAGTGGACCGGGAGGCCAGTCGCCATCGCGACCATGGAGAGGTTCCACTCGAACGTCGAGGTGGCTCCGCCGCCCATGCCCTTCGGCTCGATCATGTCGCGCTTGACCTTCGTCGAATGGATGAACTCGGAGCCGTCCTGCGGGATCGTCCCCAGCGCCTTCTGACTGTTCGCGTAGGCGCGCATGTCGCCGTCGTTCCCGTCGATCGTGGTATCGATCGCCCAGGCCGCCTGCTTCTGGATCCGGACGGTCTCGGAAGTCACCGAGTCCCGGAGGCGCTTCAGGTACCCGAGAGCCGGAAAGAGATCCGAGCGCCCGCGCTTTTCGTTTGACACCACGTTAATCTTGTAGTGGTCGATCTCTCCGGCCGGGATCTGCTGATAGATCCACTTGGATCCGGGGACTGACTGACCGGCGTCCTGTCCCGAAAAGATCTGGTACTGCGTCGGGAAGACCAGCGTGTAGTTCAGAACGCGCTCGATGTCCTCGGGGAAGGTCACGATCTCCCAGATGCTGGAAGGGTCGAGCAGCCTGACGCGAGGGATGATGGACTTCGGAGGCTCCTGCCCGGGCTTCACCTGCCAGGCCATCTTCGTCTCGTTCCGTGGGAGCCACCACCACATATTTTCGCCGTAGCCGGTCAGCTCGAAGGACATGGCCTGGAAGCGGGCCTGAAGTTTGTTCGCGCGCTCGAACGCGTTCCAGATGGCCTGGCCGGCGTCCGTCTTCGCCACGACCTTGAACCCGCGGCCGAGAGTAAAGTCCCGCGTGATCCGACAGACCGCGCGCGCGACAGGGTCGTGATGCATCGCGAAGAAGCACTGGACCTGGGCCTGGAGGTAGTCCTGGAGGTACTGCTGCTTATTGAACGGACCGCCGAGCAGCGGGACGAAGTCCTCTCCCACGAGGGAGGAGCCGTTCCCATACCCGAAATTATCCCATTCCTTGAACCGGACCTTCCGCTTCTGCTCGTTCTTCGTCTCGAACAGGCGGACGAACTCCTGCGTGGAAGCCTTCTTAAAGCGGATCCCCTCGGGAGTCGACGCCATGATCCGCGCGGAGACCGTGATCTTCCCGTTCTTCGCCGCCTCGACCATGGACTTCGTACTGCGGAAGGGCAGGGCGGCTGGATCCAGGTATTTATCGCCGCGGTACTGCTCCGGATCCACGAAGGCTCGGGCCTTAACGACATGGGATCTCATGGCCTCTGGCG